TTTACTGTTGCTGTCGCTGTACCACTATCAAAACTTGGTACATCTAAGTAGTAGTCTTTTGAAGTTCCATCTGCTACAAATGAGTTCTTTCTATAACTTGTTAGTAAGTTTACTTTGTTGTAATCAGTTCCACCACCATTTGGTGTTCTTCCTATTGATGTTGTTGGGATATATGGTACTACATCTGCTACTGTTGTTCCATTGTATGTTAGGTAGTTGATACCATCCTTGATATAAAAGATATTGTTGTAGATAAATGCTTTACTTTGGCGTGGGTTCATACCACTTGCTTTTATAGTTGTTAGTGTTTGAGTTTGCATATTATAATCAAGTAGTGAAGTTCCTGCGTGGATAATGATATGTTGTACTTGTGCTACCTTGTAAAAGAATATTCCATAAGGTTTAGATGATAGTGGTAAGAATTGTGTTAGTCCTGGTCTACTTGATAATGATTTACCTAGCATTTTATAGTCTTTCCACATATTTACGCTATCTGGACTTCTATATAGGCTTACATCATAACTAGAAAAGTCTACACCTAGAAAATTACTATAATTTCTTGTTATTAAATCACCACTAGACATCTATACCTCCCTCTATATGGATAGTACCTTGATTTATTCTATTATCTAATGCACCTTTAAGTTCTGCATATCTTTGGCTAAACATTGCACCATATTGGTTAGATACATCCATTTTTAGAATATCTGATGCAATTCCCCATATCATACACTCAATAGCTTGTGGCTCTAAATCTATCTTTGTATCATTATCGCTATCTTCTTTGATTTGTACTGGGTATTGATAATAGTATATCTTTGCTTCTCCATCTTCTTCAAATGTTACAAATCTATCAATTATTGAATACTTAACACCTGTTATTCTCTTTAGTAAAAAGAAGCGGTCTAGTTCTTCATCTAATTGAATTTCATCACCAGTTTGTACAGTCATTGTTTCAATTACTGCTTTCTTTACATACGTGTTTAGTTCGTTTAGAATAACATTAGCAACTGTGTTGAATTTTGTTGAATAGTCTGGGTCAGTTGTATAGTCAGGTGCTGTGTTAGTGTATTCTTCTATTAACTTATATGTTCTTTGTTTTAGTTCTCCTAAATTCATTATTCTAACCCCTCTATGTTATCTAATTCATCTAATTCTGCTTTTAACTCTTCTCTTGTCATTAGTTTTTGGTGTGATGGTAGTACGTAACCTTGTGTTTCAGTCCATAATAGTCTTGTACCATCTTTTATTTTTAAAGTCATCTCAGATTTGAATTTCATATCATAATTATCTGTTTCAGTTCCATCTTCACTTATTGTAGTGATAGTTAAGTCTTTAATGATTTGATGTACTTTCTTATCTTCTGTCCATACATCTAATTCTGTGTCCTTTGTTATAGTTTGTCCGAACACTGGTGTTAAATTTGGCTCTACTAAAAATCTTTCTATTTTTTCTTCATTCATTGTTTTATCTCCTTACTTTTTTATTTCTGGCATACGTTAATGGATTCGAACCACTATCAGCAGTTTTGGAGACTGCGATGCTACCATTGCACCAAACGCACATATATATAAAGGGGCATTACGCCCCTTAAATTATAATGATGCTGGTGCTTCTACAGTTTCTTTGATAGCATAAATTTCAGTTGGTCTTACAACCTTTGTACCGAATACGTATAATGCTTTTACGTAGTCAGCGAATTGTTTTTCAATTCTTCCTGCTTCTACTTTATCAATTTGTCCAGCAAATGCTGTTGAACGACCTGTTCTAATGATATTGTATTTTGTTGTTTTTGCATCACTTAATGGTAATAGGTTTTCAATAGTTACATTTACGTTTCCGTATTTTCCTAAAATACCTTTCTTAGCCATTTCAACATTGTTTGTAAATAACTCTGTTAAGTTTTGGAATAAGAATTTGTAATAGTTTGGTGAGAACTCGCCCCATAATTCTGTTGCTTGTGGTACGTTGTTTTCTCTTAATTTTTGTAAACCATCATCAATTCTTGTTGTAGCATTTGCTTTTGTTACTGCTGATGCTGATGCTTCTTGTGAAACTGTTAATGTTTCTGTTGAACCATTTTCTTTTGTTCTTGTTACACCACTTTCAATAGCACTCTTGATTTCAGCTGCTACTGCTTTGTCTGCTTCTTCGTGTAATACTCTTGCCATTTCAGCTGTTGCACTCTCCATTACTCCTGGAATTGATTGTGCTCTATCTACATCATCGAATACTTGTGTAGCATATTTTTGATGGTTGATTACTAATGTAATTGTATTACCTGCAACTGCTTGCATTGTAATATCTGTTCCTTGTACGTAATCTCCAACTGTTGGTGCAACTACACCTGTAATATAAAGTGTGTTTCCACCTTTGATTTCTCCTGTGTATTTAGCATCACTATGTGTTCTTAAACCTGTTAGTGTTGCTAATTCTTTCATAATAGATTTTGACCATAATTTTTGTTTAAAAGCTGTTGTAGCCATATTGTTCCTCTTTCTGTCCTATTCCCATTTTTCCTTTGATTTCATTACTGCATCCCATATTCTTGGGTCATCTAGTTGCTCATCTGTTAATTTATCTACTTCTTCTGGTGTGTAGTATTCTTTAACATCTTCTTCTTTTGCAGTAGATTTCATTGAGCCGATAGGACTAGGCTCTTTTTTGTTAATCTTTGAATACATCTCATATATCTCTGTATATGGTGTATCTGAATTGAATTTTTTAGCAAAGTCCTGGAACTCTCTACCTTGATATTCTTCTTTTGATACGCCTATCTTTTCTAGTGCTTTTAGGTTCTCTAGTTCGTGTCTTTTTCTCATTAGTGCATCATATACTTTCTTTTCTCTACTTGATTTACCACTAAAGTTGTCTGTTTCACTTGCTATTGCATCGTATCCTAACTCAATAATCTTTTGTGCTTCCGCTTCTGCTAGGATGTTCTCATCTTCTTCACTATAAATAGGCTCATCTGGTATATCAACTCCATTATCTTTGTATAGTTTTCTTGCCATTGATGTGATTTCATCTACATCATCTGTTTCGGCATTCATACCTGCTTTGATAGTATTTACTAACTTGCGGTATTTCTTTTCTTCACTTCTCTTGGTACTAGCAACTCTACTTTGAATAATCTCATTGATTTTTCTTTGTTGCTCTGGTGTAAACTCTTGTTGTTCCACTTTTTGTTCTGTAGTTGGTGTTTCTACGTTTTCAGGTGTAGTTTGTTCTACTTCCATTTCATCGTTTACTACGATTTCTTCATCTTCCATTTTTCTCTCCATTTAAAGTCTGTCGACTATACCTAAGTTTCTTTTATTGACTTAACTCGTTTTGGTCATTTATTTTTAGCCTTGTTGGGCATAAAAATCTTCTCTTGCTTGTCTTTGTGCATCTGCTCTTATTTCTTCTTCTGATAAAGGTTGTGCTACATCTGCTGTTGTTTGATTTATCATTTGATTTGCTTGGTCATACATTAGTTGTGTTTGTGCATTTAATTGGTTAATGTAATCTTGTTTTGCCTTAACCTTTTCAATGATTTCCTTTAATTTTTCTTTTGGCATTGCACTTCTTGTTGGTAATGCTTCTACATATAATTCTAATTGGTCTATATTCTCTGGTTTAAAGTAACCATTTTTAAGTAAGTTTTCTAGTGATAACTCTTGTGCATATTGGTCATAACTTGATATAGGTGTTACATCTATTCTTACATTAGCTCTTAAACTCTTTAATGCTGAATTAGGTATCTTTACATTAACTAATGTTGTTTCACCTGTTATTAGGTCTGTTTGCTCATCTTGTAATACTAAATCTTCACCATAAGTGATAATGTGGTCTAACCATATAATAGCGATTTGCTCTATAAAGTCTTTTAATGCACCTTGTTGTGAGTTAAGTGTTTGTTGTGATGCGTTTTGAATAGCTAAGATAGCCTTTCCAGATGTTTGGTCATTTATTCCACTTGAACCACTTGCTACATCTGATGCATTCTCTAATGTTCTTGTTATCTCTATTAAGTCATTTTGTAGTTTCTCTACATCGCTTGACATTTGTGCTGGTACTGTGTTAGCAAATGCTTCATTTACATTTGTTGTTCCGTGTACCTTAATAGTTCCACCTACTGTGTCTACTTCGGCTGGGTTATCAATGTAGTCCATATTGATTATTTTTTGTGGGTATGCTGTATTCTTTGCTACTACACTTCTTCTCATTAAAGTCTTGTTTACTTCAATTTGATTATCTATTAAGTTTCTTACTACACCCTCGCCTCTTGATGTGCCTTTTTTCTCTGACCATAAGAAGTGTGCTACTGGGTATTTAGTTAGTCCACTATCTGTATCTTTTTCTAGTTGTACGAACTTTGTAGCTTTTGAATAGTGTATAGTCTTGCCATCTCTCCATAACTTTGTGATTATTGTACAAGTACTATCATCTTTCTCTAGTTGGTTGTTATCGCCTATGTTGTTTACATTATCTGCATCGCCTACAATCAAGCTAATCTTTTCAGAACTTAACCCTAAACCATCTGCAATTTCTCTTACTGTTACTACTGGTAGTCTTTTTCTAATAATGATGTATGGTTGTGTTTGAAT